TTGCAGCGCTGTAAAATAAGGACGCGTTGTGTCAAGATCATTTTTTGCCTGCACGATCTCAGAAATCGGAACGATCAGTTTCCTGATGATCGGCTTTTTCCCTGCCAGCCTTTCCAGTTTTTTGGGAATACCGGCAGTAAAAACAGCACCGTTTTTTACGATGCCGCGGATTGCAGGTCCTATATACATGACCTGTCCATTTTCTTTAATCATATTCTGTATCCTCGATTCTCGGTGCTGCCACCGTCCATATTGTTGACATGCCGCCCAAAAATTTAGGCCATGTGTCCTCGTCCTGAAACTTTTTTGTTACTGGGAATCCGATCCTGTATCTGCTGTCAATCACCCTCTTTGACAGAAACCGCTGTTCAAGCCTGTTCATCACATTTGCGACATCAAAATGCCCCTGATTGTTGGGATTCTTATCGATGATCCCGATCAGGAAGTAAACGGAACATATATTGTCAGATTCTTCACCGTTGATCTGCTCCTCATCCAGACACACAAGCACATAAGGAAAATGATCATTGTCGTTTTTCCCTTTTTTGGCTGGAAGATTCTGCGGATAAACGTTGAAATGCAGAAATTCCCCGTCATTGTTTACCGATGTATACCCATCCAGTTCCGCCTTTACCTCGTCTATAATTGCTTTCTGTAGCAGAACGTCCATCTGCATGCACTCACCCCCTGGATAAAATGTAGTTAATGTGGTGTTCCAGCCGTTCATTCAGACGCACAGCGGCAACTTTTTTTATACGTTCCATGGATTCTTTGTTTTTCAGCATCTGCGGTACTGACAATCCGGTCAGCTCACGAATTGACTCATTATGCTTTGTTATCCTGTTTGTTCTGCCTTTTTTTCTTGTTTTACGATTTTTTACCAGTCCCTGCCGCTCGAAAATCCCCATATGTCCATTACCCATTGTTGCAATAAACGCTTTTTTATCTCCCTTTTCGAGTCCTTTAGGCGAATTTGCTTTCTTGACTGCTGCTTTTGCAATCCCTTTGGAAAGACTATGCTTAAACTTATACAAATCAAGCCGTTCTCCGTTTGCCGATATAGCCCCTTTCAGACTTGATCTTGAAGCTTTATGTTTTTTCAATGATGGTGCGACATTTTTCTGTGCCACATGAAACTCATCACCCGGAACCTTCTTCATCTCCGTAAATGTTTTACTGACAGAATCATTGATTGCCCTATACATGGCAACAGGCGCCTGACTTTTAAACCTCCCAAGACGCTGTTCAACCTCCCTGATTCCTGTCACATCTACCTGTGATACAATCATCCTGCATTCCCCCTCAATATGATCACATATCCTCCAAAATCTTCCATCACATTCCCTACCTGGTACGATTCCCCGTCAAACTCCATGATCTGGTCAATGACAGGCTCATCTTCCAGATATTTTTTCAGCACAAAAAACATTTTGTTATCCTGGAATATGCCGTCAGAATCCGCCGTTTTCCCAAGGTTTAGCTGCAGAAGCGTCTCATTGTCAACGACAACCGGGATATTTTTCCCGTCAAGTTCGTGCAGTTCCGCGAACTCATTCAGATTGAAGAAGGTATTGTCAAAGTCCTTTTCCATCTGCTCCTTGAAAGGCCTCATAAAATATCATCCTCTTCCCCTTCATAACCCACAATATCCGCCATCCTTTCTTCCTGAAAGTCGATCACTTCCTCCTGCAGATCCTTTAGTCCCTTCCCTTCGAAATCTTCCCCAAGATCGCAGCCAATTGATGCAGCATATCTGGCAACTTCCTTTTTAGACCGGATCTTTCTGATCTCCTCCGGGCTTTTAAGCGCCTCTGGTTCCGTTTCCCGAAAATCGAAGGGATCATCTTCGTCGTAGTCATCCGCTGACGCGGATAACGCTTCCGTAGGTGTCACAAATCCCTTTGATTTCAGAAAATTCAGATCAGCATCCGAAATATCAGCCGGAAGGATCGATCCCGGCTGATATTCTTTTCCACCTGTTACAACAGTCACTTTTGTCCTGTACCTCATGCTTTTTCTCCTCTCTTTGCATAGATTACAGCCCATGATTCCACATCAAACGGACGCGGAAGCGGTCTTGAAGTCAGTCGTGCTTTTTTCACCTCGTCCTTTTCATCCGCCCATACCTTGGGAACAAGCTTTCCTTCATAAGAATGAAACTTTTTGTCCTCTTCCATCTGTGTGACAAGACCATACTCAATCTGCCCTTCACCATCAGAATGCCCCAGAAGGACTGTTCCCGGCGGAACCATGGATTCCTCCTCGCCGTCGTCGTTCAGAAACCATTCATCATAAGTGTAAATATCAAGGTCAAGCTCTGCAATCCTTCCGTAAAACGTCAGTGCTTCATCTACAACACGCGGCGTAATCTGTACATTCTTCATGTTTAACACATTCATCGCCTTTATGATAAATTCATTTGTAATGAAGTCTTCGATTACATCAGATGAAAAGATTGCCATGTCCGGTGCCCGCCCAGTATCTTTGATGATCTTTTTGCGCAGCCTACGGAACAATGGAAGCGGATTGACCGTTGCAAGTATCCACTGCTCATCAGCTCCCAGTACAACGATATTGGTGAATCCGAAGTCAATCTGGACATCTACCCCTTCCTCTTCATCCTGTACATCGACTTTTCCCTCGTAGAGAACCTGCCTGCTCATCCATTCCTTTCTTCTGGAAATGGACTCTTCCATATCCGTAAAGTCTCTGGCAAGGATTTCATCCTCCCTTTCCGCAGGCGTCCTCCTGGAATAAATATTCTCGCCAATCGCCCTGCTGGAAATATCATCAACAGCCAATACCCTTTCCGGTGCAATCTTCGGGGTGGTAAACTGGTTTGTTTTCCACCCCTGCCGTGTGATGACTTTTCCGCCTTTACGCGGACTTACAAATGGCGCCATGATGCGTTTTCCCTTGCGCACGTCAAATTCAACCTTTTCCGTGACATGTGTCTGTTCACTGGGGAAGAACGTTTTCTGAAAAAATCCCCTGACAGGCGGCGTCTGGTCAATTGCCTCCATCATTTCCCTTGTAGTATAATCTGGCATATCCTTAAACCTCCCTTATTCATAATTCTGGACGCTGCGAAGATAAATTCCCGCCTGCTTCATATCTTCCTCATAATCTTCAACTGTCACATCTTCTCCTGTGACAATCACAGCTGCACGGTTATATTGCCCGGTCAGATACACTGTGGCAGGAATATTATCCGCAGAGGCATCGCTTCCCGTGTCAAAATCATCCGTCAGAATGCCATATACTTTCATTTCCATGTCTGATGCCACGGCATTCTCACCCTCCCCTGTTGTAACTGTTGCCACAGATCCGGCAATGTAACCAGCCTTATCAGTACCCTTCATGATCAGGGATCCACGCTTTAACACTCCCTGCCCGGCTTTCAGACCGATCCCGTCTGTCAATATTGGAAATTCATTTCCGGCGATCAGGGAATCCGGATTGAATTCTCCAGTCTGTTCAAACATGCCCATCTTTTTTACCCCCTTCGCTTATCCGCTTTCAGTTTTGCGGCAAATCCGGCAACCTTCTGCGCATTCTCAACCTTTTTCTGGCTTTCCGGATCATATCCCGTATTCGGTTCTGCTCCCACTGCTGCCGCGCCGGAATCCTGCATTTCACTGACCATGTTGTTCAAAAACTGCTGCCCTGCGGCATTATTTGCCTTCATCTGTGCAAGCGCCAGATCTGCAGCCGAAACCGGTTCATCGTAGCGTGCCTTCATCAGGACATCTTCCGGTATCCCTTTTGCGATCTCATCAATTGCTTTCAACCTTGCCCTCTCGGCAGAAACAGCATCATCCGCGATCTGTGCACATAACTGCGGATACGCTGCCCTCAGTCCGGCAGTGTCGGAAATCGTCGTTACTGTCTTGTCATCTTCTTCCATCTTTCCAATTCCTTTCTGTGTTTGTTTTGGTGTATCAAAAAAAGTCCCTGAAAGATCCCTGACTTTTTTTCGAATATTATCTGGAACAAACTTCTCCACGTAATTCCTGAAACTGTATGGCACCCCGTTCACCATAAATTTGTTTGTAAGGACACTGTTCTGGAAGTCTGCCTCGATTACGCTGTCACAGAAGCCAGCGTCAACGGCCTCCTGCCCTACGTACCAGCTTTCCTCATCCATCAGCTGGTTTATTTCTTCCTCGGTCTTGTCCAGCCGCTCCATAAAATCCAGAACGCTCTCCTCAACTTCTTCCCCCTGCGGAAACTCTTTGAAATATGTAAAAATCTCTGGTTTTCCACATTTCCTGTAACATTCCCATGCCACGTTAAACTCCTCGATTGTATATTTCCCCACTGTCTTGCCCAGCAACATGAGCACATAATCGCTG